TTCTGGTCCACCCCCTGAAGCGTGATTGTCTTTCCGACATCTGACGCATCGCCTGGATAGACGCGAAGATAGCTGTTCAATCCACCGGACATGTCTCGGTAAGAAACAACCGTTCCTCGATCGACAAGCTGCTTTCCGGCGCACGCCGAGTTTTCACCGAGCAATCCATATCCGCTCTCTTGGAACTCGAACCATTGGTTGCGAACAGTACCGACGCCGCAGCAATCTGCGACCGCTTCAATCGTCTCGATCTGTCTAGGCCAAGTTATACACCCACCAACGGTGTTTATCGTGAACCGACCGTACGCTCCCGCCCAAAGACCCTTGTGCAGCAACCGGCGACACGCCTGATTGATGTAGTCATAGACGCGCGGATCATCGACACACACGCCGATAACGCGGGCAATCGTAGATTGGATGTCCTGAACAATCAGTTTCATTTGGTGTAATAGACTCGCGCGGTCCGCTTGATAAAGTAAACACCATAGAACGGAGGAAGGTTGTTGTGGCCAACTGCGGCTTGAGCATCATTTCCAGTCCTGTCGGAAATTGTGGTTCCAACTTGACCCGTGGTGATGCTCGGTCCTGCTCCACCGCCACCCGTTCCTGCTGCACCTTGAATAATCAAAGTAGGATACGAACCAAGATTGCTCCACGTTTTATTGATTAAATAAAAATCATCATTGGTTCCGATGTCCTGCCCAAATCCATGCGTGTGTTCGTTGAACGCAGTCTCGGGAATGGTCAGAACATGCTTGTCTTCACCAACAACAGATGTCGCCGTTGACGTTCCATTGACAGCAACAGCGCCACTCGCCGCAAAAGCTCCGACACCGACCGGGAATCGTGCTTCAAAAGCAGTGTCAATCTCCCACATCGGGCCTGTGACATTTGTGACCGTGACAGAGCCATCGCCACCGTCGTACAAGCCAAGGTCCGTCGTTGATCCCACAAACATCCGCCGCTCTTGGCCGGCCGCAGCAACAGGATTTTTCCTGATCCAGAATCCTTGGGTGAAGATCCACCAAAGCCCTTGATCATCGAGCCAAGGATAAATACGGTTGTTGATCGCAGGGAACGATGCTCCAAAGTTAAAGAACGAGTTTCCGATGGTGCTGTTAAAAATCGCCTGCGTCCCGCTGATGATATCGTTGGCCAACGTCTGGTAGTTGGTCGGGCAATAGTTTACAGGAAGGCTTGGAGGAACAAGATTGATCAGTGTAAGATTTGCCATATTATTCCGATGTGTAAGTAAACGGGTTCACGTCGCACGCTTCAAGCGTCTTGCATCCTTGGAAAGTCCTGCACTCTCCGACCACGGACTCTTGGACATCGTAAGCGTGGACGCGGATGCTCTTGATGCGACAAAATCCTGTGATGGTCAAAGCCATCTGAACTTCGTACAAGTTGCGAGTCGGGGTGCTGGTGGTTGAATTGCACGATGTATCTTCCGGGGTTGGAAGCCGCATCTTCGGCCTGTACTGAGGCTTGAAGTTAGCAATCGGACAAAGGTTATCGCACTGATTTGTTTTAGCGCATTCCGACCAATTGGCCCAATCCAACCATCCAGGATATTGGTCGGGCCGATACTGAACATTGAACGCAGCGGTTCCATCAAGCGCATCGATAAAGATGTCTCCTGAATCAAGTCGCTTGAGTCCAAACGGAATCTCGAAGTTGTAAGCCCTTGTCTGGACCAACCACTCAATCCGGCTTGGTCCATTTGCAACGCTATTGTCATCTTTTTCCGACTTGCTGATTTCCCAGAATTGAATCGCCCCGTCCGCTCCGCGAGCAAGGACGAAGCATCGGTCACCGTAAGCATTCTCCGACTTCAATACCTGCAACACGTCGAGTCCGGTCCAGATTCCCGCCCAAGCCGGTGGGAACTTTTTTCGCAGCGACGTGATCAGGTCGAAATCAAGGACAAGCAACGCCTTGTGGATGACGCCTTCAGAGTTGTACCTCGGCTGTGCCGTCATCAACAGCCGGTTATCGAACACGACCGCAGAGCTTGCCCAAAGAAGATTGGTCTGATCGTTGTCGGTGATGTTCAACACCTCGTTGCTGATAGGAGTATTGCCCCAATCGTTGAACGACCTCCTTGCGATGATGAACGAGCGCACGCCATCAACCGCCCGATAGAAAACGTCACCGTTGACCGTTATCGCAGACCTGGAACCAAGAGCACCATTGGTCAACAAGCTGATTGTTTGGATTGGATAGTTCAGGTTCTTCCAGATATCGCGGTCAACCGGAGCATTGATGCTGAAAACGTATCGAGGAGTGAAGATCAGCAGCGGACCTTGGCCGAGAGATGTGTCCGGATTTCCTGGAATGCCCATCGCCGTGATACCGCCAGAATCGGAAGGAACAGCAAAGTCTCCACCACTATTCAAGAACGTGTTCTCAGTTTCCTTTAGAACGCTTGCGCGCGTTCCGTCTCCATAAACGATATCGGTTGCACGGAACGAAAATCCATTCGCAAGAGCGTACCAGATGCGACCGTTTACGTAGGCCATCATCCTCCCGCACTTGATCTCATCGACATTGGCCCTTCGGATCCCAACACCATTAAAAATCAACGGATCGCTGACACCATCTTGGATGATGACAAAGTTTTCCGCCTGCACCATCCATCCATCTAGTATATTAGAAGGGTTATAAAGACTTGAGGATGTGGATATGTTTTGGATGCTGTTCTGGTCGATGTCGTACAGCCAAACTTTGCCACTGATCAACATCAGGATGAACGTCCTGCCGTTGTCTGCGATGTACGGGAGAGCGCATTGAAGGATACCCGTCAATCCGCTTGGATTGTAGCACTCCTCCGAATATCCATCAGCCGTGATGTTGGTGATGTCCGCAGTGATCGTCGCATTGTCTGCGGTGATTGAATCGCAGATGACCATGTCCTTCTGGATGAATCCAGGACGAGGAGAAACAAATCCTTGGCGGAAGCTAGCATTGACCGCGAACGCGACCTGGTTCCTGTCCACCTCTGACGGCATCACTCCAGAATCAACGCCACCCTCAAAGGTGACGGATCCATCGGTGTACCTTTTCGGTGCGCGTTCGCTCATCGGTTAGGCTTGGATGCGGTGCACCGAGAATGAAGAACCAGCGTTCACGGAAAGCAGCGTATTTGCCGCCGTGATTGAAACTTCATAATAATCACCAACATTTGACGCTTGATCAATGTATGAAAACGCAATCGGAGCTTCTGTTGCTGCGGGAGTAAAAGCCAAGCTGGTGAAAATAGAGGTTCCGTTTTTCTTTATCTCAAAAGTTGTAGAAGGGAACGGGCTTGCACTTATGTTCAATACAACATCAATCTTATAATATCCAGCATAAGGAACAACATATCGACCAGTTGCCGCTACAAATCCAGAAGCTGAATCAAGCGTTGACCAAGTTCCTGATGGAAAGTCTGCAAGACTGAACGGGTTCCTTAGCGTAAGATACGTAAGGAACGACAACGCGCTTCCAGTCACTCTACGGGTGAACGTGACGTAATTGAACGTCGCGGTCCCGGAAGAGATGGTGATTGTGCCAGCGCCGGGTGTGATCGTGATGTTCGCGCCAGCGGTAAGGCTTGCGACCGTGTATCCAGAACCATTTCCAATCTGAATCTGTCCATTGGTCGGAACAGTTGCGACCCCGGTTCCACCTTTTGCGACCGTCAAGATACCGCCGATGTCTGCAACCGGAATGGTAGCAGAAGTAGCAATTGCTCCAGACCCTGAGCTTCCAAGGGTTTTTACATATCCAGCAGAAAGAGAGTTAAGGGTGGTAGCGCTAGGAATCGAAGCATCGGGAACACGAATGATGTACGTTCCAGCCGAAGAAGCTCCACCGGCGAGTCCAGGAGTTCCTTGAGGTCCGATTGCTCCAGCGAGGCTGATGAGCGAACCAATAGGGATAACCGTGGTCGGAATCGCGTTTGGGATGCTCAACAATCCGGAGGCTGGATTCTGAAGGGTCAATCGAAGTCCATCAACTGACGTTATCTGCATGTATCCAAGTCCTTGGACAGACACAAAGAACTGACCGGCAACCGATTCGGGAAGAAAATCGGTTGAGTTGACGTACGCGAAAACACTAGCACCAAGAGCGGGAGTGACAAACGATGCCGTGGTCGTACAAAACGAATTGATTCCGTTCGTGCCGTTCGTGCCAGCAGCACCAGTCGCGCCCTGCGGTCCAGGGATGTTGACGACAATCGGAGTCGTGTCGCAAGGGGTGC